GAGCTGTTGATGGATGGCAAGAAGGCCAACTTGGTGCTCACGGACCCGCCATACAACGTCGCCTTCGAATCGTCTGACGGCTTGTCGATCAAGAACGACAAGATGAGCGCGGACGGGTTCTACGAGTTCCTGCTCGCAGCGTTCACTCAGATGGCGGGCGTGTGTGAGAAGGGCGCGTCCGCGTACGTGTTCCACGCCGATACCGAAGGTCTGAACTTCCGGCGCGCCTTTCAAGACGCGGGCTTCAAGCTGTCGGGGTGTTGCATCTGGGTCAAGGACTCCCTGGTGCTGGGTCGTTCCCCGTATCAGTGGCAACACGAGCCCGTTCTCTACGGCTGGGTGAAGACGGGCAAGCACACGTGGTACGCGGATCGGAAACAAACCACCGTCTGGCGGTTTGATAAGCCTCGCAGGAATGCTGATCATCCGACCTCGAAGCCGCTGGATCTGTTGGCGTATCCGATTGGAAACTCCACCCAGGCGAATGCGATCGTGCTCGACACGTTCGCCGGCTCTGGCTCCACGCTCATGGCGTGTGAGGCCACCAACCGGATCGCTTACTGCATGGAGCTCGACGAGAAATACGCCTCAGTCATTCTGCGCCGCTACGCCGACGCCACCGGGGACGCCGCAGGTATCACCTGCCTGCGCGACGGCCAACAGTTGGCCTACCTGGATGTGGTGAAGGCCGTGGATCGAGGCAAGAAATAGGTGGCCGTCCGGACTTGCTATCTGGTCGGGATAGAGCGTGTATGTACATGACCGAAAACCACTCCGACCAGGGGAACACGCAAAGGAGGCCGGTCATGACGACACTCAAGTTCACCAAGCAGCGCAAAGGCCGCAAGCAACTCGCCGCTTTTCTCGCCACCCAGCTGCGAGCGACCGTCGAGTATCTGGGAACCCCAACGTTTGCCTACCAGATTGGCGAGGCCATGTTGGATCGTGACTGGCTGCTGCATCTGCCCGAGGACACCGACGTGGCCGGGCTGGTCGAGGCGGCCGCGCAGGCCGGATTCCCGACGGACACCACCGACGAGCCAGGCGAGTTGGGGTTGACGTTGGCGTTCCCCACCACCGGTTGGGAGGACACCACGAAAGGGAAGGTGGAGGCGACGCTAGCAGCGAAAGGAGAGCTCATCGCCAAAGCACTCCAGATCCCCGCAACCCCGATGAGCATCGACGCCGAGGCCGGGACGGTCGAGTTCCCCTGGTTCGACGTAGCGCCCGACCCGCAGGTAGTGGAGGCCACCACGGTGCTGATCGCCCGGATCATCGACCACGCCAAAACCGCCACAAGAGCCTCAGCCAAACCTGCCGAAACGGGCGGGAACGACAAATATGCGATGCGCTGCTGGCTGCTGCGCCTCGGTCTGATCGGCGACGACACCAAACCCGTCCGCCGCACCTTGCTCAAACACTTGGACGGCAACGCCGCCTGGCGCACCCCACCCACCCACAAGGACACCCGCGATGAACACAATTGACGACCTCGACCAGCAAGATCGCGACCCGCACCCAAACCTCGTCCACGAGCCTGCTCACCGTCTACATGAACAGCCAGCGGGCGGGCAACGAGCTGCTCGACTTCGCCGAAGGTCTCTACGACTCAGACGTGCCCAGCATCCTCGACGAACTCAAGGAGCACAGCATCGGCGAGTTCACGATCAGCGCGAACCAGACCGGCCTGACCACGATCATCTGGAACCTCACCCAGGCAGGGGCACCCCTGCGAGGCATGACCCAAGTCAACGACCGCTACCCAGACCCGATCACCGGGGAACGCCGCATGATCCCCGCCTGGCACCTGGCCATCGACTGACCCCAAGCCACCGTGGGTACCCACCCAATCAGGGGCCGTTTCCGTGCCCGTCGCCCCTCAAAGATTCCTCAAAAATAGTGGGCTGACTAGGGCTTTTACGACTGGATAAGAGCGCGCACCTATGGCTGTATGTACATGACCGAACAAGGCAAGAAGGAGAAGGTCATGAACAACGAAAAGACCACGATGGAGCAGCTGCAGATGGCGACCGACAGCTACGGCACGGTGATCGCCTACGGGGACTTCGTCCTCGCCTCGGCCTACCGGCACTTGGGCAAAGGCCGGATCGGAAACGACGCCCGCGTCTACAAGCTCGCCGAGCAGCCGATCTCCGGCTGGGGACAGGACGCCCGAGGCTTCAGTGAATGCGAACTCGACCTGGTCGCCGAGGCTGACGAACTGTTCGCTGACGCCGGCCACGCCATCGCCTGGGCCTTCGCCCACACCAACTAACCAGCACAGGAAGGAGCCTGACGGGCGTGATGCGCACTCTCGACACCTACACGCCGACCCGGTTCATGGCCGCAGGCTCCACCTATGACAAGCGGAAAGCCGACTTCGCGGTCGCGTTCATCCAAGCCTTGAAACACACCAAGGGCCGCTGGTCAGGACAGCCCTTCCAGCTCATCGACTGGCAGGAACAAATCATCCGTGACCTGTTCGGCACCGTCAAAGCCGACGGCTACCGCCAGTTCACTACCGCCTATGTCGAGATCCCCAAGAAGCAGGGCAAATCAGAGCTTGCCGCCGCCGTCGCCCTGCTGCTGACGTGTGGGGATGGTGAGGAGCGTGCCGAAGTCTACGGGTGTGCGGCCGACCGGCGGCAGGCCTCGATCGTGTTCGAAGTCGCCGCCGATATGGTGCGCCAATCACCAGCCCTGTCGAAGCGGGTGAAGATCCTCTCTTCGCAGAAGCGAATCATCTACAAGCCCACCAACTCCTTCTACCAAGTCCTCTCCGCAGAGGCCTACTTCAAGCACGGGTTCGACATCTCCGGCGTGGTCTTCGACGAGCTTCACACCCAACCCAACCGAGCCCTGTTCGACGTCATGACCAAGGGTTCGGGCGACGCACGCACCTAGCCGCTGTATTTCCTGATCACCACCGCCGGAACTGATACGCATTCGATTTGCTATGAGCAGCACCAGAAAGTCCAGGACATCCTCGCGGGCAAGAAGTATGATCCGACGTTCTATGCGGTGATCTACGGGGCCGACGCGGATGATGATTGGACCGATGAGGCCGTGTGGCGCAAAGCCAACCCCTCACTGGGCGTGACGGTGCCGATCGACAAGGTGCGCGCGGCGTGCAACTCGGCCCGGCAGAACCCTGCCGAGGAGAACACGTTCCGGCAGCTCAGGTTGAACCAGTGGGTCAAGCAGTCGGTGCGGTGGATGCCCATGCACATCTGGGACGCGGGAGCCGACCCGGTAAACCTGGACGAGCTGGAAGGAAGACGCTGCTACGGCGGGCTGGATCTTGCCTCTACGACGGATATTACCGCCTTCGTCCTCATCTTCCCACCCTACGGGGACGAAGAAGTACCGGATCGCCCCGTGGTTCTGGATACCGGAGGACAACCTGGCGTTGCGGGTGGCGCGTTATCATGTGCCCTACGACCTGTGGCACCAACAGGGCTTATTAGAGACCACGGAGGGCAACGTCGTCCAATACGCCCACGTCGAACGCCACATCGAGCAACTCGGGACACGCTTCGATATCCGCGAGATCGCCTTCGACAGGTGGGGCGCAGTCCAGATGAGCCAAAACCTTGACGATGCCGGGTTCACCGTCGTGCCCTTCGGGCAAGGCTTCAAAGACATGAGCCCACCGTCCAAGGAGCTCATGAGACTCGCACTAGAAGGTAGGCTCGCTCACGGCAGGCACCCAGTGCTGTCCTGGATGGTCGACAACATTCACGTCCGCACCGACCCGGCAGGAAACATCAAACCCGACAAGCAAAAGTCCACCGAGAAGATCGACGAGGTGGTCGCCACCATCATGGCCCTCGACCGCGCTATCCGAGGCGGTGGCAGCCACACGGGCACGTCGGTGTACGACTCACGAGGACTACTGGTGCTCTGATGAGATCTTTGTCCTTTGGGGACCCTCTACTATTACCGCTTCTGCGTTGTTCATGAGCTCGAGTGGGAGGCTAGCGTGCTGGGCGACTACTTCCTTGGAACTCTTCACAAATGGAGGGGCGAGGTAGTGAGGTACCGGGAAGAAGTCCACTAAGTTCAGTCCGGTGTAGTCAGCCTGGCTGTAGTTGTCAGGGACACGATCCATTGGCTGAATGTAGGCGATATTTGGGCTACAAACTATAGCTCCAGCTGATTCACCAACTAGAATCGCCCCTTCGGCCAGACGCCCTCGAATAATCTGGTCGATTTCTGTTGAGCGTAGGCAATCGAGGAGGTAGAAGGAGTTCCCTCCTGAAAGATAGATTATCTCGGCTTGCTCAAGCGCCTCGGTCGCTGTTCTTAGAGGCATTCTGGCAATATCCACATCGGTGATATTGCTGCCAAGTTCTTTCCATGATGAGCGTGCTGAATCCACGTAGGCTGTGTACTCCTCGTGGGCTGCTGCTGTCGGAATGAAAGCCACACGTTTGTTGCGAAATCCTTCTCCTAAGGCAGGAGCAATGCTTGTGAAAAAAGAGCAGAGAAGCAAATGAGGGGTAAGAGATTTCATATCCTTCACAA